TTAATATAGTATTTAACTAATAAAACCTATTAAAAACTTAATTAAAGGCTTAATTTTTAGTTAATAATATAATATATGTAGTATTTTTATATAATTATATTTAATATATATAATTATATATAGTATAGTTATATATTTATATTTCATATATAGATGCCGGAATAATATTTAAAAGTTTTTTAAAAACAATTTATAATAATCCAATCCACCAAATATATTTTAATAAATACCCCAGCCCATATTTATTTAATAATATATTTATTATATAATATACATCAATGTTTATTAGGGCGGTTATCAATGTTATATTTTTTTCACTGACCCCACATTTTCTTAAAGACTCTTCACGTAAATAATCAAAAATTAAATTAAAGACGCTATCAATTAGTTTAAAACTTTACGCTTTACCCAATCAACTACTGTATAACAACAAACTTTTAATAATGATTCTTTTTTTATGTGGCCGTTGTCGTGTAAGAATTCAATATTTCTTTCATACAAATCACAATCAGCTGGACTTAGGTTTCCATAAAGTTCTTTATAAATTTGTATTAATAATATTTTTTTATCTATTTTTATTTTATCAGGTTTTTTTTTATTATCAATTGAATGTTCGATGCAATTACAAACGAGCAAAAGCATTTCCATTGAATGTTTATTTTTCCTTACCTCTTCCGGTAATTCACTAATTTTATGCAAAATTCTATCTTGAACTTTTTTGATTTTTGATTCTTTCCATAAGCCATGAGCTGGTTTTAAATATGCAAAGTTTGACATTATAATTATAACAAATATTATATTTTATTTATTTTTTTATAAAGTGGTAGAATTTCATTTTGATAAATATAATTCTTAATTTCAGGGTGAGGCTCTAAATAATATTTTAAACATAATTCACTCAGTAATCTTTCCATAGCAATTTCAATAATTGTTTCAATCTCCATTTATATATAATAATATATTTTTTAATAACGAATATAATAATAAACTGAATAATTGAATGGTCTATTTTCTGTTGCCGTTCGGTCAAAGCGTGGCAAGATACCAGTGTTCGTATCTACAGGGTCTGCTGTAATTCTACTTCGTGCCACACATTCACGAGTAGCTCCTCCCGATGTTGTATTGAAGAATCCTTCATTAGATGCATATAGGGGATTCAATACTGCGTCCTGTTGTGCCGTTCCAATTGCTGGTCCAGTATATGTGACACCTCCAACGGTCTGCCCTGAAGTACCACGTAGGTACGCACCTGTCAGATTTGGCTTGCCAAATGTGGTTGAACCATCACCTACTCCAAAAGCAGTTCCAATAGCGGCAAATAACCGAGCATAAGCTGTTCTTGATATATTGCCTCCATTACAATATAAAAATCCCGCTGGAATTGTAGCACTCATATTTTGAATAATGGTTGCGGTCGGCATCATATTAAAAGTATTATCGACGTTTATACTTGTGTTCCCGTTTATTGTTGTTGCTCCAGTTATTGTTGTTGCTCCATTTATCGCAACAGTATTATTTGTAATTGTTGTTGTAGTATCATTTGTCACCATTTTATCAGTAGCATCAATCCTTATTGTATTCGCACCGGCTGACCTTAATAACATTGTTGTAGTTGCGTTTAGTTCTATATCCCCAGTTGTTGTTCTCAAATCAATATTTGTATTTGCTCTAACAACAAATTCACCTGCTCCTGTTCCTGTTGATGTAAATAAAAAATCACCTGCTGTAAATTCAATATTTGCTGTACTTCCTGTTGAATAGGTTTGGTTTGATGTTGTTGTAAGATTATAGGTGCTTCCGTTTAATGTTAATGCACCTGTGTTGCCAATGCTTGTTGTTGATGTTCCGGTGCGATTTATATTTGTTGTACCTAATATTGTATTAGTTGTACCTGATATACTATTTGTTGTACCTGTTATACTATTTGTTGAACCATTTAAAGTAAAGGTTCCGGTTGCATTACCAATAAGAGTATTTGAAGTACCTGTTCTATTAAGATTTAATGCTCCGCCTGTAGATACTAATGACATTGAAGCGTTTGATGTTGAAAGATTGAGTTGAGTAGTTCCAAGAGAGTTTAAGTTAGCATATGAATTATTATTTACAGTTTGACGAAATCCGGTTGTAGCAGAACCAATAAGAAATTTACTATCGAAAGCAGTATTATTTATTCTCAAAATATCTTGGTCTTTATTTGAACTGCAATTTGTAATTCCACCGGTTGAGTTTGTAGAAAAATTGATATCTCTGCCAGATGTTATATTGAAATCACCTGTTGCCGAAGTAGTGCAAGTCATATTTCCTGTTGTAGCATTTAATGCTAATTGTGTTGTATCAAATGTTGTTTGTCCTACGACATTAATGTCAAGAATATCACAATTTATTTCTGTTTCACCATCACTCGTCAGGGTTGTTGTTGTCCCCGATTGAATCAAGGTTGAGGTTGTCGCTTGAATATTAAGTCCAGTATCTAAAGCATTAATCGCAAGTCCGCCACTTTGAATAGTCATAGTCCCTGTATTATCATCAACTCCATTTCCTTCTTCTTGGATTATTTGACCGTCAAATGTATTTAAACCATTTGTATCACCTAGCATGTCAATACGAACTCTATTATTTGCGGTATCTCTTATAAGGTTTATTTCCTGCGAAAACCCAGATGACTTTAAAAACTTGGCTGATTCAGTATAACCTATTTCCGATGAAGAGCTTAAACTCTTAGCTAGTGTTCGGGCTGAATTAAGATTATTACCATAATACCATTGAAAGGCCGAACCTGCTACACCATCTATTTCAGAATTTAAAAACTTCTTTGAAGCCGTTCCAGAGTCCGTCCAAAATCCGAGATAGTCATAATCGCTTCCTGTTGTATTATCATATAATACTAATTTTTTATTACTTGTTAATGTATTACGTGTTATAAATTGTGTTCCGTTTGTTATTGTAAAATCATTTGTAATCTCTGCGGTTGTATTAACTAATAAAGAAGAGAATTGAGATGTACCAGCTGTGGATACAATCGGGTCTGATGCGGTCAATCCATCGTCAAATGTTGATGCTGAAGCTGTATTTAGTGTCACTCCGCCAACTTCAACAGTTGAGGAAAACACAGTTCTAAATCCAGTTGCACTTTGGTGTTGTGTTTTTGTTTGTAATGTGTTTATATCATCTTCAACATCATTCATTTCACCCTGTAATGTTCCGATTTGTGCCGTATGTGTAGCAAGTGTCGCATCTTGTGCCGCCTGTGAAATAACTAATCCAGCAACAGTGGCAGCTGTAGCTCCTACTGTCACCCCTAACGCTATAACATCCGCTTGTAAGTCATTTATATCATCTTGAGCCGTATTCATTTCACCCTGTAATGTTAAAACATCCGCTTCTAATCCCGTAATATCAACCGATACATTATCAATTTGTTCTTGTATTGTTTCATTTGTGTTTATACCTTCAAGCATGTCAAATTGCAAATCGCTTATATCTGGGTCTGATTTTGTTAATATATTTGTATTAACTTCATCCGCATTAACAGAAGCCAAATTTGAAAGATAATTATATGAAGTAAATTCTAAATTGTTAATACTCATCTATATAAGTAGATTTTAAAAAAATCTACGGCAAAAACTTTAAAAAAAAGAATTAATAATAAAAAAGAATATTTGTTATTATTATAATGGTAAAAATTGATAATTCAAATTATAATAAAGTAAGCGTTAAAACTGATAGTGCAGTTAAATTAATTGAAACATTAAAAGATTTGGGGGTTTTTAAGGAAAAAAGAAAATCAGCTCCAAGAAGAAAAAAAGCTTCTTTACCTTCTGAAGATATAAGGCAAGATAATGATATGGGAGCTGGATTTACACAACCTACACAAGTCAGAGTTGAAGCTGATACACAAGGCCTTAGTGAAGAAGATGTTAAAACACAAACAGATGCTTTAGTTGCTAAAATAAGGGATGAAGTAGCTCAAAATAGAATTGATGATTTACAAAAAACAACTCAAAACCTTTTTTCACTTTTTACTGCAGTACAGCCAAGAATACAAAGAACGGAAGAATCATTTAGACAACCATTTGACCCATTTAAACAATCAACTACTGTAATACAATTACCAGATGTTGAAGAACGGCAATTTTCGGGAACTTTAAATGAAGGAGCTCCAGAAGAAGAATCTGAAAAACAAGAAAACATTTTTACGGGTCAAGGTAATGAACCACCAGCCTTAACAGGTGGAGGTAGTACAAAACCTAAAAAAGTATATTTAAAAAAAGATAAAACACAAAAATTTATAGATAATTATAAATTAGAACCTTTTCCATTAGCCGGACAATTTGGAGTAAAAGCAATGTATAATTATTATAAAAAGTTTTTAAATGCTACTGGAGAAGAAGAAGATACATCAATTACTGGGGATGCATCAAAAATGCGTCAAGCTATGACTGAAATTATTAATACAACCGAATTAATATAATAATTTTTTTGTAATTCTTTTTTCTAAAAAGAATATATATAATGGAAGAAGAGAATGTCAGAATGGTTGAAATTGAAAATATTAATAATATTTTTAGTTTTATTAAAATTGAAGATGAAGAACCGAATGATCCTATAATTACAAAATTCGGCTTTGATGAATGGAAACAAATTGATTATTATAAAAATCGCATACCCGAGGGATTATTAGAACAATGGCCTTGTTTATTTTATATGTTAGAAAATTACTGGCAAGAAGCAATTAAAAAAACACCTTTACAGGAAATTGAAGATAGAATAAAAGAATCTAATTAAAAAGATTTTTGTAATTCTTTTTTCTAAAAAGAATATATGAATGCTGAAAAAATTGATAGAGCTAAGCCTCTCACTCTTTATGATAGCTTACGCGTGGGTTATATACCAAATGAAAATGAGAAGGCTAAAGAGATGATAAAATATGGGTATCAAATAGATAAGGGATTGAGTAATGATAATCAACAAGTGTATTATAATCCAGATAATAAAAAATTATTATATAATATTACCGGTTCGCATAATCTGACGGATTGGGTTAATAGTGATTTGAAATTGGCATTAGGAATAAATAAAAATGTTGGCAAGCCTATTATTGAACGCGGTATTGAAGCCGTATTGCCGAATGCTTGGAAAAAGGGATTTGATAGAGGTTATGAAAATGTTTTTGGAGGATTTAAAGACACTACAAGATATAAAGAAGCGGATGAAACTTTGAAAAAAGCTAAAGAAAAATATAATCCTTCAAATGTTGATATAACCGCTCATAGCTTGGGTGGTCGTATAGCACAGGATATATCAAAAAATACGGACAATATCCACGTATTAGATTCGGGACAAACTTTGGGGCAAAAGGTAAAGGGAGGACCTAATAAAAATATTTATAGGTCTTCGGGTGATGTTGTTTCATTGGCGTCAGCATGGAATGCTAATGTTAAAACTTTGGCAAATCCTCATACTAGTCGTATTATACCGGCACTTTTTACAGCTGACCCTAAAAAAATCGCTATTGCTGGAGCTATAGATGCATTCAACGCTCATAATATTGAAAATATTAAGAATTCAAAAATATTTATTTAGTAAAATGTTAAGAAAAAAATATCTATATATTAATTATATGAAATATTTAATATATAGAATAACTATTAACGGCAACATTTATATTGGTTCAACTGTAAATTTACAAAAACGTTTATACACACATAAAGCGAAATATGATGCTTTTTGTAATGGAAGTTGTAAAAGGAAAATATATGAAATTATATATTTAAATGGTGGGTGGTTTAACATTGATTACGGAATCATTGAAGAATATTTTTGTAATAGACCCATTGAAGCAAGAATCAGAGAAGAATATTGGAGACGTTTTTATAATGCGAATATGAATACTAAAAAAGCTTTTGAATCAGAAGACGAATTAAAGGATAGAGTTAAGGAAAATAACACAAGACGAAATCCCATTAACAATCCTAAAAGAGACCAAACAACAGTTTTTTGTAATTGTGGAGGACATTATTTAACATTTAATAAAAATACACATTTAAAAAGTAAAAAACATTTAATGTATTTACAAACAAACGAAGGAGCAACTGATTGCGAAAGCGAATAATTGTTCTTTTTAATATTTTTTTAAAAACATATATATAAGAAAAATATATTACTTATATATATATGGAAGAAGCACCAGCTAAAAAAGGCGTCAGTGAAGCTCAGAAAAGAGCTATCAAAAAGTATTATGAATCGCATAAGGAAAAGGTCAATGAACTAGCCCGTATTAGATATGAAAAAAAGGCTGTTATGAAAAAAGAGGAACTACTTAAGAAGATGAGTGAAGAGAAGAAAAAGAATGTTTTAATTGATTTAGAAGAAGAGCGAAAATTGATTTATGCAAATACTTATATTACCGGTATTTTATGTAAAGGATGCGGAAACTATCTTCCACCCATGACTATGAACGAACATTTAGACAAGGATAATGCTAAAAATAAATGTAAAAAATGTTTTGATGATACCCCACCTATTGCTCCAGCTGTTAAAGAAGAAACTAATATTTATTATTTGGAATAATTGTTTTAATAATTTTTGAACTTAAAATAAATATCTTATATAAGTATATATATAAAATGGATACTATTAATAATTTACAAAATGAATTAGAGAATATTAAAGCCGTAATGGAAAAATGGAATAAAGTTAAGGAATATAGAAGACGTAATAATAAATTACATCACGAAAGAAACCGCGATAAAATCAATGAATATAATAATAATTATATTAAAAATAGATATAAAAATGACCCAGAATTTAGGGAGAAGGTAAAACAATCTAATAAAGAATATAGGGAAAGACAAAAACTAAAAAAACATATTGAGGAAATGCAGAATGAGCCCGCTTTACAAGACTTTGGAGAATTAGATATAATTATTAAATAAAAATATAATTATTAAAATATCTTTTACATAAAATAAAAAAAATGATTTATTTTTTATTTTAATTTTAATTATTTTGATTTAAAGACAAAATAAATATATAAGTATATAATATAAATGACAACTCAAAACGTTAAGGAAATTGTTTATTTCACTTTTGGAGAAATAAAGACTCAATTAAATAAAAAAGGCGAAGAAAAAAAAAATACAAATAATTTATTACCTACAGGCTGGCAAAATATAACACTTGATACAGTAAATAAATATAATAATAGAGGCCCAAGTGTTGGGATTTTAACTGGTAAAATTAATAATTTAACAGTAATTGATTATGACAATAAAAATAAGTTCAATGAAGATAATAAGAAATTCAATTTTTTTGATAATGGTTATCATATTGTAGAAACAAATAATGGTTATCATTTATACTGTAAATATGATGAAAATATACCTCAAACAACAAACAACGATCTTAATATTGATATTAGAAATGATGGAGGCTTTGTTATTGCTCCTCCTACTAAATATAAATTGTTAAATGGAAATAAAGTTGAATATAAAATTATTAATAATACTGAATTTAGACAAATTGATAATAATTATTATCAATATTTGATTGATAATGGATTTGTTAAAAATAAAGTTATTGAAGTAAAAAAAGAAGAATCCGCAATTGAAGGTTTTGGTATTATAAATAATATAAAAGCTAATAATAAGATGGATAAGGATTTTAAAATGAATGGTTATTTAGAGGAAATTTTAGAATGTTTATCAATAAGTAGATGTGATAATTATAATCATTGGTTTCAAATTGGATGTATTATAAAAAATGAAAATTATTCTTCATCAGTATTTCACAATTTTTCATCTAAAAGTGAAAAATATGATGCTAAAGAATGCGATAAACAATGGAATAATTGTAATAAAGGAGGATTAAACATTGGAACATTGATAAGTTATGCCATGCAGGACAATTTAGATATGTATAATAAATTATATAATGAAAAATTTGAAGAACATAAAAAAAATAAAAAAAATGAAGTTGAATTAAAAAAAATTGAAAAAGAAGAAAAGGAAGAATTAAAAAAAGAAGAAAAAAAAATAAATATTGATGAAGTATATAATAATGAATTATATATAAAACAGAAAAAAGAATTTGAAGAAGAACACGGAGCTTTTAAACTTGAAAATCCTATGAGTTATTGTAGATTTGATAAATATAATAATGAAATAGTTCAATATAAAAAATCAGATATAATCACATATTGCGAAGATATATTTGATAAAATACGTATCAATGAAAAAGTTGAAAAAAGTTTTATTAATGTTTGGTTTGAAGATAAGCAAAAAGAAAAATTTAAAAAAATGGTTTTTGACCCACTTATTAAAAAGGATGATAAAAATTATAATCTTTTCAAAGGATTTCAATATGATAATGTTGAAATTGATATTGAAGGAGTAAAAGATGAAGATTTTGCATTTTTCAAATTATTACGCTTTTTATCACCTACTGATACAGAATATGATTTTACTAAATCTTGGTTTAGTCATATATTAAAGACTCCAGAGAAGAAAACGAATTGTGCTATTGTTTTATACAGTAAGCTTGAAGGTGTGGGAAAAAATATGTTAATTGAAACCTTTATAAAATTAATTGATAGTTATTATGGATTAATCAAACAAATTGAAGATATCAAAAAGGATTTTAATATGGATTTATGTAATAAATTTTTGATTTATGGCGATGAAATAACGGCAAACGCGAAACTTTTAGTAGATAGAATTAAAGACAGTATAACAGCATCTAAAATAAAAATGGAGAAAAAGGGATTTGATGCAATAACATTAAAAGATTATTCAAATTGGATTTTTACAACAAATAACGAAAACTGTTTCAAAATATCAACTGAGGATAGGCGTTTTTTTATGTTTCATTGTAAGGAGGAAAAACAAAAACCTGAATTTTACAATGATGTTGTCAATGAAATGAATGATCCAGTTATGATGGCTAAATTATTTAAATACCTAAAAAGTTATGATGATAAAAATGAATTCAAAATTGGTTCTGGAATCATACCTAAAACCGACTATAAAACAGAGTTAATAATGGCCGATAAGCCCGCTTATATACAAATGTTCTATAAAAAAGCTGATTTATTTATGAAAGGTGATTTTAAAACTGGAGAATTTAAAAGTGCGGATTTATTCAAAGAAAGTCAGATTTATGCTAAAAACAATTTTTTATCATCAAATTATTCAATTACAACTTTTGGATTATATATGAGTAAGATTTTTGGAGATTATAAGGTTAAAAGCCATGGAACAATGATTTATAAAATGCCTTGCCAAGAAGAATATTTAAAACTACTATATGAAGCTGATAAAGACTATTATAAATATGTAAATGGATTTCAAAAAGATGAAAAACCATTTGATGAAAAAACTGCAGAAGAACAAAAAGAATAAAAATCGGGGAGAGTCTCCCCCGAATATATTTTATCAATATACGATTTTTTTATAAAATATTAACAACAATTTATTGTTAATATAAATGATTAATAACAACAACTTTATGTTTTTAGGGGAGAGGGGGAGAGTATCGGCGGGGGAGAGTATGTTTTTTATTCAGCTAGAGAATAAATAGGTAGTAGGGGGGGGGGGGTACCCCCCCACCCCCAATTCTATTTTTTGTTTT